TGGCCAGCGCCGGCAGCGGGCCGGAGCTCACCAGCGAATCGACAGACGCCCAGTTGAACTGGGTCGCCTGCAGCGGGGCCACGCCGTCGACCGGCGAGAAAGCCTGGGTGGCGGCCGAGCCCTCTTCCATCGGCCAGTACGCCAGCGGGCCGTAGGAGGGGACGCGGCGGCGCAGGGCCGACTGCAGTTCGTCCTCGCCGCTGCCCAGGCGCCGGGTCTGGCCAGCGGCCTCGACCAGGGTGTAGACGTCCCGGCCGGAGACGTCCCGGCGGGGCTTCCACGCTTTGACCTCTCCGGTGAAGCGGTAGTCGCGGGCGCGGATCGAGGCGGTGCTGTTGACCGTCCAGGTGCGGCCGGCGGCGTCCGCGAAGGACGTGGCACCGGCGGCCACGGCCCGGAAGTCGGGGTTGGCGACGACGGTGCCGCCGATGACGGAGCGGACTTCGAAGCGGGTGGCGTGGCCGATGAACGGCAGCCGCTGCGGGGTGGTGGTGGTATCGGACGGCCCGATGCGCACGGCGGAGGTGGTCGACTGGATGGAGGTCGAGCCGACTCCGGTGAGCGGGCCGGTGAACACCTCCCAGGGGCCATCTAGTGAGTCGGCCTGGTAGAAGGTGAGGTCGTATCCGCCGGCGCCGTTGTTGACGTCGAGGGTGACACGCATCGCCTTGCCGCCGTAGTTGACGGTCGAGGTGAAGCCACCCAGCGGGGTCGCTGCGGCGTCGTACCAGTTGAACGTGATCGTGCCGTTGTAGCAGCGCAGGATCCATGACCGGTCGGCGTCGACGTTGCCCCACTTGCCGAGGATGCCCTGGCTGATGGCGGTGTTGGTCAGGTCGGCGTCGAACTCGCACCGGATGTCGATGTCGCCGGTGATGTTCAGGGCGCTCACGTGCGGGGTGGACACGTACCCGGTGCGCAGCTCGTCGAGCTCCAGGTGGGACGAGCTATCCGGGACCGAGACCCGGATGGGGGTGTTGCGGCCGATCAGCCCGTACAGGTCGGACTCGGGGTTGCGGCTGTTGTACCGCTCGGTGCGGTCGTCGAAGGTCAGGGTCAGTTTCGACGGGTCGACGCGGGCGCCCTCGTCGGCCCGGCCGCAGCCGATCTGGATACGGTCGCGCAAGTAGACGTCGTCGGTGACGTCGGTCCAGACGCCGGCGAGCTGCAGCTCGACCATGACGTCCAGCGGGGTGGCTGGGAAGGCCATGCTTACCTCCTCACTTCCCGAAGGCGCGCTGGACGTTGCCGCCGCCGTCGACCCGGACCCACTTGCGGACGACCTTCTTCAGTTCGCTGTCGCCGCCAGTGACGTCGACGACGACCCGCACCACCTGCGCGCTGCGGCGCATCGGAGCGGCACCCGTGAGGGGCGCCGTGGTGATGCTCTGCGTGCCGGCTCCGGAGACGCCAGCCACGACCCCGGTCATCGCGGCCGTGGCCGTCGATGCGCGGGAGGTGATGCCCTTGGCGAAGTCGGTGACGAGCTTCTGCCCGGAGTAGGTGGTGTAGCCGGACCCGGAGAACGGGCCCTTCTTGGCCGGGGAGAACGGGAAGTAGTCGCGGACCTTGCCGACGATGCCGGACACGTTGTTGCCCAGGGTGGAGGCGTAGGACTTGATGCCGTTCCAGAAGCCCATGAGCAGGGCGCGGCCGGCGTTGTACAGGCGGCTTCCCAGGTTGCCGACCGCGGCGACGATCCGCCCAGGCAGCCCTCTGGCCCAGGCGACGGTCTGGCTGGCGACGGTGATGTTCGCCGTCTTGAAGCGGTTCCAGGCGCCCGCGCCGGCGGTGTAGAGCCGGGTGGCGAGGGAGGACACGGCGGAGATGAACCGCCCGGGCAGTCCCTTGACCCAGTTCACGGTGGCTGTCGCGATCCGGATGGTGCCGTTCTTGATGCTCGACCAGTGCTTGATGATCAGCCCGGGGAGCGTGAAGTTCAGGAACAGTTGGACGAGCCGGCCGGGGATGGCCTTGATGAAGTCGATGGTGGCGTTCCACGCCGTGATGGCCCCGCGCTTGATCGAATTCCAGTGGTTGATGATCAGGCCCACGAGGGTGAAGTTCAGGAAGATCATGATCAGGAAGTCGACGCCCTTTTTCACCATGTCGACGACCCAGTTCCAGGCGATGGACACGGCGGCCGTCATGGCCTTCCACGCGGTCTGGAACCAGGTGGTCTTGGTCGCGATGAGCACGATCACCGCGATGAGGGCGATCACCGCGATGATGATCAGCACAATGGGGTTCGCCGCAAGCGCGGCGTTGTATGCCCATTGAGCCGCCGTCGCGATGGACTGCGCGACCGTCCACGCCGTCGTGGCGGCAGTCCAGACGACCGTGCCGACCTGGACCAGCAGGATCGCCGCGGCCACGCCAGCGAGGACTGCCGCGAGGGGCTTGAAGACCTGCTGGTTCTTCATCGCGAAAGCCACGAAGTGACCGGCGATCTGGGTCGTCGCCATGAGCGCGCTGCGCTTGAAGCCCTCCAGCGCCGCCTTCGGGTTGTCGCCGACGGTCTTGGCCATCCGGTCCGCGGCCCCGCCCACCTTGCCCAGCGCCTGCACCGCCGAAGACGGGTCCAGCGCGTACAGCGCGGCACCCATGTCCTCGGCCTGCGTGCCGAACAGCTCGGTGGCGACGGCGGCCTGCTGGACCGGGTCCTTGATGCCGCGGAGCTTGTCCAGGGTCAGGTCGAGGGCGTCGGTTGCGGACTGGCCGCCCTTGCCGATCTTCGCGGCCATGTCGCCCGCGTTCAGGCCGATCGACTGGAAGCCGGCCGCAGTGGTCTTGGAGCCGTCGATGGCGCGGATGGAGAACTCCTTGATGGAGTCCGCCACGATGTCGCCGTCGCGGGCACCGGCCTTGAGGCCCTGGGAGATCAGGCCGGTGGCCATCTGCCCGTCGATGCCGACCTTGCGGAACTGCGTCCCGTACTCGTTGAGGGTGTCCAGGAAGTCGTCGGCCTTGTTGGCGCCCTTCTGGAAGCCAGCCGTGATGATGTCCATGGCCTCGTCGGCGTTCGCGGCCAGGCCGGTCTTCATCATCTGGCCGACCGCCGCGGTCACGCCGCCCAGGTCCTGGTCGAAGGTGTCCCGCAGCGCGATGACCTTGGTGGTCACGCCCTCCAGGCCACCGGTCGCCGCCGAGGTATCGCCGATGTTCTGGTAAACGCCCTTGATCGCGTCATTGACGTCCGCGGTCGACTCGCCCCAGGCGTTGGAGTAGACGTGGGCCGAGACCTTCGCGAGCTTCGCAGCCTCCACCGGGCCGACGCCCAGCTGCGCCGCGAGCTTGTCGTTGGCCGCCTCCATGTCCATCGACGCGGCGATCGACGCGCCGATACCGACACCCAGGGCCGCACCGATGCCGGCGGAGGCTGCGCCGAACTTCTCCTTCATCTTGGCGAGCCCTTCGGACGCCCGCTCCCTGGTCACGAGGTTGAACACGAGGGAGGTGTCAGATGACATGGGTCACCCCTTCGTCTCGGCTTCGGCTTTGTCGAGCTGCTCCTTGTAGGCATCCAGCCAGTCCAGGTACGCGTCGGCCTCGGCGACCGTGAAGGTGTCCCAGTCGCGGGCCAGGATCCCCAGAAGGCGGGCGGCGTTGCCGAGTTGCCTCATTCGGCGATCGGCAGCTGGGCTTTTCCCGTGACTTCGATGTCGTCGAACGCCGTCTCGATCTCTTCATCGATCTTCTGCAGGGCGTTTGCCAGCTCATCGCCGTGCAGAGTCTTGAGCACTTCTTCTCGCTGGATCTCGTACTCCTGGCGGGAGTACTCCAGCTTCACCTCGTCCCAGAAGAACTGGACGTCCTCCCACTTGATCCCGGCGTGGTCGCGGCGCAGGAAGGTGAACAGCAGTGCCCGGCGGGCCTTGTCGTTGCCGCGCAGGACCTTCTGTGTCCACTCGGCGAAGTCGAGGCCGGTGTGGCGTTCGATGGCCTCGCGTTCCATCGTGTTCAGTCGCCGGAAGTCGTACTTCCACCGCGTCGGTTCCTCGGAGCCCTCAGGCTGGTAGGTCAGGTACATCGCGCTACTCCCCTGCCCGGTCGGCGATCCGCCGGGCCATTGCTTCCATGGCGTCGAGGACGGCCTGCTTGTACTGGTCTTCGCGGCCTTCCATCGCGTGGTCGAACCACAGCTGCTTGCCGGTCTGGGTACGCCACGGCTCGTGGCCGAAGGTGAGCGTGCGCCAGCCGCCGGCGCGTCGCTGTGTGCGGCGGGGAGCGTTGGCGAACCCGCGCAGCCCGGGGGTCTTCTTGGCCTTCACGCGGGCACCGGACCAGCGGCCGCCGAGCTTGACCTCGGGCCTGATCTTCTTGGCGATGCTCGAACGTAGGCCAGGCGAGGACGTGCTGAGCCCGGCCGAGGACATCGACATGATCCCCGACTTGGCCAGCTCGGCCGCGGGCTTGAGGGCCTCGCGCATGTTCTTCGCGAGCTCCTTGCGCAGGGCCTTGCCGTCCTCCTCTGCGCGCAGCGCCCGGTCCAGGGCGGCGATGCCCTCGGTGGACACGGTCACGTCCAGCAGCGGGCGGGTCATCAGGCGATCGCCCGGGTCACCGCGCCGGACGTCGGATAGCTGACCGACACCTTCGCGTCGTCGCCGACGCTGCCGGTGATCGGGTTCCAGGCCTTGACCAGGGTGAGGCCGGTGTACTTCGGGTTGGACGCGCCGACCACGGCCTGGGTGGCGCGGGTCTCGAAGGCGACGACGGTGCCGAGCAGCGGCCACATGATCGAGTCGATGGCGGCCGCGGCGACGTCCTGCTGAAACTCCAGGGCCAGGCCGCCGGACTTGATGCCGCCGAGCACGACCTTCCAGCCGAGGCTGCCATAGGTGGTGACGTCCTTCTCCTCCACCTCCACCGTGAGCTCAGCCTTCTTGGTGTAGGTGGACAGGTCGACGGCGTTGAGGCTGAGGTACTGGGCGGTGAGGACCATGAAGGCCATGACGAACTCCTCGGAGATCAGGCGATGCCGAAGGCCATCGCGAACAGGAAGCTGGGGCTGGTGCCGGTGATGGTCCAGGCGACCCGCCACCAGTCATCGGTGATGGCGCTGCCTGAGGTGCTGAGGAATTGCCCGCCGATCGCCGTGGCGCCGGTGAACGTCAGCTGCGTCGTCGCCGACGGGAAGCCGGACGCGTTGTCGGACTCGATCCGGGCGGTGATCGTGGGGGTGGCGGTGCCGGCCACCGACAGGACGTGCAGCGAGGCGTAGAGCCGCTGATTCGCTGCCACGGCCCCGAGCTGGATCGCGGTGCCCGTCCCCGACGAGGTGCGTGCGGTGCCGTAAGGGTGCGCGACCTGGCCCCGCGCCAGCTTGCCGGAACCGGTGATCTTCGAATCGTCGCCGGCCTCCCAGAAGCCCTCGCCGTTCATGGCCCAGGACCCGAGGCCGCCCTGGACGGCCTTCCAACCGCCGGAGCGGTAGTTCGTGACGTCCTTCTCCTCGAAGTCGGACGTGATCTCCGCCTTGTTGGAGGCGCCGGAGAAGTCGCACCCGACCCCGAACAGCCTCACATCTGTGAGGACCTGGCTGCTCACGTCAGCTACTCCCTTCGCCGATAACGCGGATGATCAGCTCGGCGCCCACATAGGTGGTGCCCTGGTGCTCGTACCAGCGGTAGCCCTGCACCCGCACGATCTGGAAGTCGTGCGCCAGGCCCCCGAGCGCGAGCTCGCCGGGGGCACCGCGCGCCGCTTCGATCGCGGCCTTGAGGCTGGCTGGCCCCGACCCGGACAGCAGGGCGTCCAGCACCTTCTGCGCGGCCTTGTCGTCGCCC